GGTGTTGGTACTGTTTCAGTAGAATTCCACTGATCATTCTTTCCAATTCCAATGTAGTATCTACCAGTAAGGTTTTCAACTTCATCAAATATATTTTGCATGAATTGTTTTTTAAATGGGTCTGTAATTATTGCTGACATATTCTATTCCTTATGATACCGTTACTTCACCTTGGTTTCCTACTAAAAACCAGTTTGATCCGTCCCATATACAAGTACAACCATCGTTCTGTGCTAGAACAAATTTAGTACCTTGTGCAAAGTTAGTTGGTGTAACGTGCATTGCACCTGCACCTTTGTTTGTAAAAATCTTGTATTCACCTACAGTTGTTCCATCCGCTAATGATACATCTAGTTGAGAACCTTTATTTCCTATTATTAAAGTTGCTGCTGTACTTGCCGCACCATTTGCAGTTATAGTTGAAGAACTAAAAGCTGCTTTATTAAGTTCAACAGAACCTGTTCCCTTTGGTGTCATAATAATGTTTAAATTAGTTCCACCACCTGTAGCAGAAAGCGTTGGGCCCGTTGATGATGCACCATTTGCTATTGTTAATTCATTTACTGCACTTCCAGTTGCAGTTATTTTTATAACCTCATTACCAGTTGTATCATTGATAGATGTTCCTACCTTAGGAGTGTTTATAGTTGGTGATGTTAGTGTTTTATTAGTTAATGTGTCGGTTGTAGCTCTTCCTACAAGTGTATCTGTTGATGTAGGTAAAGTTAAAGTACCAGTGTTTTTAATTGATGCTATAGTTGGTACTGTTAATGTTTTATTAGTTAATGTTTGAATTGTATTATTAAGAGTAACTGTGCCAGTTGAATCTGGTAATGTTATAACATTATCTTGTGTTGCATTTGTAGATTTTAATCTTGTTTCAAAATCATTAGCCGAAGAACCTTCAAATACTACTGCATCATTTTCTAAAGTAATTTGTGATGATAGATTACTACTATCTCCTCCACCGAGTAATGCATATACTTCAGCAAAGTTTGCATTTATCTTAGTGCCAGCAGTTCGTAATGTATCTCCATTACCATCATTTGCTGAGCTACCTATGCCTATATTTTGTCTAGTCATTTAATCTTTCCTAATAATAGTTCTATTTATACCAAAAACATTCGTTATGAATTAAAAGATGAATCAAATTGTTCGTTATCCATAGTTTCTAGTGCAATTGAGAAGTCTGGTCTTGCTGTTCCTGCACTGTCACCTATATCACTATCATCAAATGTAAATGATTTAGCAGTTAATATTTCATTGATATTACCATAGATAGTATTTAATTCATTGGCAGGTATAGATTGGTATTTATCAATTGTTTGACCAAGCTGTGATCTAAACCCTCCACTGTCTATTGATAATCCGTCTGATAAAATTGTCATTTGAGTAAATGGTGCAATAGCACTCATAACTGCAGATGATATAACACCAGGGTTACCACTATCTGGAGATGCTAATGGTGCACTTAATGTTCCTACAGCTTCTACATCCGTTTGAACAGTACCTGCAATGTAAAACCCCGCAGGATGCACAAACTTTTTATATAGTTCAATCCATGTAGTTTGTGCTAATGGACTTTTTATTAATATAGAATAAATCTGGTATAGCGCATTATTTCTAATAAATTTATTCGATTCAGCACCAATTCTGCTTAGCGGTCCAGCTGAATCATGACCTACTGTGAATATATCATTCTTTGGATATTCTACTTCTACATTTTGCTGATAGAAAGCTCTAAAAAATTCTTCGATAGAAAACCTACTGCCTTTAGTTCTATGCAATTCATGTATTCTTTGTGCATAAAAATTAGGATCAATGAAGTTGTCTCCAGTATTACCTGCAGCTATTTCAGATATCAATGTACTTAAAAGTTTTGAAGGTACTTCTTGAGTATCACGTGTTTGATATATTTGTCTTAGTTGATTGTCAAAAGAACTAACATCATCTGAATCTAAGTAGTCATAATACTTTTCTAAAAAAGTAACGAGCTTTGGAAAATCTTGTGTAAAAAATTCAGGTAAAGCATCACGTACTTTTCTATGAAGAAAGTTACGTGGTCTACGATTTTGATGATATTTAATTTCAGCCATTAATAACTCGAACTTGTTGTTGCTGAGGTTGAACCTCCACCTAGAGAAACTTGAGTTTCCTGATAATCAAGTACTGCAGATGCCTTTGAGGCTGCAATATCAACATCTAAAACAGTAGCTCTTAATGGACGTATTGTACTTTGATTTGCAGGAACAGCTGAGAATTTAATTGCATCTCCTGAAAAACTTGTAGGATTAAATCCAACTAAATCAACTCTTCCAGCTGCAGTATCGTAAGAACCTATATTATCAACTTCTACTCCTCCACCAGTATTTACTACCTGTAAAACGTTAGTGTTTAATCTATTTTCAATTGTACATTCTTTTGAATTGAAAGTAAATCTTGAAGATGTTATAATTTTAAATGTATCATCTGATACAGCCAATGCTACAGGAAAGTTTATATTATAATTCTTGGCTATACCTAAAGACGGCACCAGCCTTTGTTGAACCTTTATTGCCATTCTTGTGTTTAATATAGCTTCGTCTATTTCATCTATAATAGTTAATAAGTTTGATCTTCTAAAAACACTTCCAAATTTTTTCAAGTTATTTGAAAAGAATGTATTGATGTTTGTTTGTATTAAGTCCTGTGTAGCTCCTGAAGTGTTACTCGTTAAATCTGGATCAAAGTTAAATGTAGTAGATAATTCCAAAAATGTAGTTTGTGGATCTATAAATACCGTATCGATACTCGCGACTGCAAAGTTATTTGTTAACTCACTTATAATTCGTGATTTGACATCTAACTGAGTTGCATCATCTACATCTGATTTAAATTTTAATGACACATACACTCTACCGTAAACCGGAGGATCGTTATCTGCTCCGCCCCAAGATGTAACATCATCGATGTATGATCCGTAATTAGTTAAAATTTGTGCAGTATAGTCTTCAGCCGTAACCATTCGTCTTTGAGATGTAAAATACAAAGGAGCATTTTGTCTGATTGATTCTATGCCTTCTCTAAATGATCCACCTGCGGCCGTTGATGTAGTAGTACTTACAATATTAACGCCATTTACTTGTGCTGTTGTTGAAAAGATACTTGCGCCGTTAGCATCAGGTCCCTTTGTAGATAAGTAATCTATTACAATTTTATTACCTGCTTCTGGAGCTTTACCTGTACTTATGCCATCTCCGAATATTACTTCATAATACCCGTTAGGTACTTCTTTAATTTGATAGTGTGTGGAAGCAGCAGTTATTCTAGTTGCTTCTTTAATGTTAGTGTAAGTATCAAAGGTAGAACCACCTGCATCATCAAATACTCTAACACGTATTGTAGTCGTATCCATACTTAAATCAGGTATTACATAAATTTGTGAATCAGTTGTATCACCTACAAAGAATGTTTTTGTTTTTTCTATTCCTTCATAAATTGGAATATCTGATAAACCTTGAGATGTTTTAAATGTATATGTTCCTGACGAATTAGGCACTGCAGTGTATGCTTCTCTTGTTTGAAAAGTATAACTAACACTGTCTATTGAAGTTGTGAATTGTGTATTTCTTGGTAAAGTAATAAGGCTCGGTCTATTGTCATCTGTTATAGTGACAGTAATTGCGAGCTTGGCCAGTGATGAAGCATAAGATCTTGGAACATATCCTAAAGCTTCTGCATGAGATATAATAGAACTTCTTAGTTGTGCGGTGTTTAAAAAACTTTCATTAAGTGCAAAGTTAGTTGTCAATCCATTAAAGTGTGTATTATAAGCTAATACATCTAGTATGTTGCTTAAACCGGAAGCTTCAAAATCATAATCAGCAAATTCATTTTGTCTTTTAAAGTAATCTTTGAGCCGTGTTTTGATGGTATCAAAATCGAGATCTGTTGATGTTATTGTTGTTGCCATTTATCTTAACCTTGTTAAATTTAATTCTACTGAATCTTGTTGTAAAGTAGCTACTATTAAAAAATTTACTTTAACTCTTACTTCGTGTCTATCTGGGCTTACTACACTCGTAATATTTACTACTCGAGCTCTTGGTTCAAACGCTTCAATGGCGCTTGCAATATCACCTTCTAAATTTACATCATCGATTTCAGTACTCAATCTAAATAACATAGCAGAAAGGTTACCACCAAATCTATGCATAAAAGGTCTTTCAGTGAAATTAGTTAATAGTAAATTTCTTACTGCTTGTTTTACAGCAGATCCACTTGTTTTTTTAAAAACATCTGCACGTAAATTTGTTCCATCACTATCCAATCCTATAAATTTTGCAGCAAATGATAGATCAATATCCTGATCAACGCGTGTTCGTGAAACAGCTATACTGGTTTTATTTAGATTCCCATCTTCATTCGAAAAAACTCTTGTAGGCATTCTGTTTCCTTAAGTATATGTTCTATTTATACATAAAAACATCAATAATTTCCTAAGCCTGCAGATGATGAGCCAGAACTAGTTCCTGAGCTTGAAGAAGCACTTACTTCATTTGAAGGATATAGCGTATATATATTTGCATTATAATTCTGAACAGCATGATTTTGATTAGACAATGGCATATAAAACTCTATTTCTGGATATTCTATAAACGTATGTTTATGAACAGAGCCACTAGCTTTAGTACTATCTAAATAGATTGGATAAAAATAACCTTTTTGGCCAGAAGTATTTCCAAAATTACTTGTACCATAAACTGCATAAGCTTTCGATTCATCTAATGGTTGTGGTGCAGATGAAGTTGTTGTTTCTTCTTCACCAACTTCTAAAAATTCACCTGTAGCTTGAACAGCATTATTAAATCTTGTTTCAATAACTTCATTATATGTTACATTCCATGGTGCTATTATTTCAGGCATGATTAATACTATATCAACATGCAATCTACCATTCGTGTTGTAACTATCATAGTTTAATATTATCTTATCATAATCTATATTATTTTTAAGATAAACTGCAAGATCGAATGTTTTATCAAATGCTATTTTTCCGTCATCACCAATCAATTCATACACTACAGCTCTTCCATTTGTCTTTAAATAATTTATACCATCAGTTACATCTAAATCTTCGCTCGGTCCTTCTCTATAAAACCCTTCAGATACTACTAATCTGAAATTTTCGAAACCCTTTGCACCTCGTAAACCAGGCGATGAATTTATTGACTGCATTACTTGAGCATGTAAGTAATATTGTTTAGCTAATAATAGTTTATCAGGAGTTGCTAAATGATTTAAACTATTAGGATCACTGTAACTACCTAAAAATTTAGATAGTGTAATGCTTTGTGCTAATCGTGTACGTCCTGTTATTTCAGATTGAAATGTAGGGTCGTATTGAGCGTCTGGTATTATGTCTAACGTAAGTGCCATTATGTTTGATATACTTTCGATTTAGGATTAGAAGGTCCCATAGGTTCACTTCCTCTTTGTGATTTATCTTTAATGCTAACTGACTTTCCAAATTGTGGAGGTATAGTGTTTGCAAAATCTTTTGAAACTAATCCTTCTGATATTACCTCACCAACAAATGTTTCATTAGCAAGAGTTTTAGGATCACGTAACTTTGATCTAGTAGATTTTGCATTCAAATCAGTCACGGTTATTCCACCATAGTTTCTACTTCTATCAACTGTAAATTTTAAATCGTCAAACGTATCTATTTCAACTTGTCTAACACCATATTCTGGTGATGTTATTATAGAATTTAAAACTGTAGTGTCCGGCCTGTCAGTGTTTTTATCTGTTGCAGTTGTGACAGTAGCTGGAGATTGACTACTACCTGCACCTATTGCACCTGCAGTGCCTGCTGTAGATGCGTTACCAGATAAATTACCATTGAATGTTGGAGCTGACATTCCTCCTGTAGCTGCAAAGAAAGTTGCATGCATAGATGTAGAATTTACTCTTGGTATATGCGCGGTATGACCGTAGTAAACTATTTCGTCTCCACCGATAGTTCCGCTATCACCTGCGAGTGTAAGACTTCTAGCACTAATATTTACGTCTGGTGATGTTGCAATAAATTTCTTTTCAGTAGTCATAATAAGCGTGCCGGCTGCATCTAACTCAATAAATCCTTCAACATTTGTTTCATAGTTTCCTTTTATAATTTGGTTTTTATCACTTAAGACTGTTTGTGTATCTGTACCTAAAACTGTTTCAGCTTTGTTTTGACCTATGTCTGTAGTTTTATTTTTAGTGACGCTTTGTATTGAATTACTTTTTATGATTTCTTCTTTATCACCTACAACATTTACGTTAAAATCACCACCAACTTCTAAATCAAAATCGCCTGCAACTTTCATTTTTAAATTACCGTTGTATACTACTTCACCATCGCCTTCAACAATGACTTTTTCATTAGCCGCTACAATTCTTAATGCATTGTTTGTAGAACTATAAATTACAGTTCCGTCTGCACGCATCTCTACGCCTGAACCTGTTCTATGTCGAATCATTACTCTTTCACGGCCATTAGTATCATCATATTCTATAATATGGCCTGATGCAGTTTCTTTGACTTGATTTTCTGGATATTGCGTAGAAGGTTCATCATTTAATTCTAAATCAACACCGGGTACACTTCCGCCGATATACACATTAGCAACTCGTGTTCCACGTGCAATATTGTTTACACCAGAAACACCTACATATTCTCGTCTTGGAAATCTTTTATCTGGATCGGATCTTCCATCATCTGGATTTGCTATCGATTCAAGTTCACTAGGATCTATATCATCAATTTCAGCCATTAAGTACTCCTATTTTGTTTTAAAGTAGACCCAAGAGTTTTAACACTGTTCGCATCTGTATTAACTTTATTAACAATATTATTAATCAACTTATTGTTTTCTTTCATTTTAGCTTGAGCTGCTTTATAATCCGTATCGAAATTTGCTTTTAAATCTCCATCAGGTAAATTTTCTGCACCAAATTTATCACTGATTGCATTTCTGCTATCACCATTTAAAGATGCTAATGCAGCACCTGCTTTCTTAAACATTCCATTAACATCATTATTAAATC